TCGGATGGGACCAACGGGCCGCACCATTCGCCACCAGCTTTGCTTGGTGACTCAAACGATCCGTCATCAATCAGCAGACCATCTCGTTCGTAGCACTTGATGAGAATCGGATCTTTGTCGCCCCGATGTGTGCGCCACCAGAATGCCCCCGGCTTCGTCGGCGGTGTTTTAGTCCAGTTGCTCACCACTTCTTCCCTCCAGCAGCCAGCCTGGCCGCGTGCTTGTGGTCCTCTCTTTTGGAGTTGTAGGCCATCTTTTCCTCGAAGGCTCCCTGAAGGTCGTAGCCGAATCCGCCACAGTAATCAAGGATGCGGATAAGAGCGTCTGCGAGTTCAACCTCGGCCATTTTCCTGTGGGGGAGCTTGTCATCCATGAGGTCTTTGCGCTCACCTTCGAGGGCTTCAGAAATCTCGCTGTGGATAAGCGCGAGGAGCTCGCCCTTGTTGCGCTGGATGGGAAGGCCGGTATGAGGGTCACGCCACCAGTTGATGTTGGCGGCGTGGACGCGGGAGGAGAGGTCGTTAAGGTTCATGTGTGAGGGTTAGCCAATGTGCATTCTGATTACGGTTCCTTTTCCATCAGTGAACAGGTTGAGCCTGCTGTCGGAGATGTCCTGCCCGCAGCGTGTCGCATCGAAGCGGTGGTTGATAGCCAAGTGTCTGAGAATGAATCCAACCTCATCAGCGGACACAGGTAGCCTGTTGGAGATCGCCCCATAGACAGCGTGAGTCATTCTGCTTTCGATGTCCTTGCGGAATTCCCAATCAGAAACGAGGCTTTTAGGTGATTCCATAGGATGGTTACTTGTTAGCTTCTTTCCACCGAGCAAGTGCTTGGGTGTAAAACAGCGGGAGATCGGTGTCGCTCATCTTTCTGCCGCACTGACAGTGGCATGTTTCAGCAAACCTTTTCACCAGTTGCAGGGCAAACGTCAAATGCGACGCCGCCGCGACCTTTCTCCGCAGCGATTCCATCTCAATGTAAGGGTCTTTCTTGAAGAGCGAGTCTGCGGCAATAAGGCTTTGCCCGTCCTTGCTTATCCACTGGCCTTCGGCAGCAAGGATTCGGATCAGTGGAAGACCAATGCAGATAGGAACGCTGGCTTTGCGAAGCCGCTCAACTTCTTCCTGTAAGGATTCCACTGGAACTTGAGTGGCCAGTTCCAAAGCCGCAGCCGGATAAATCTGCACGGAGCCTTTCTCAGAGCTGCTCTCCACAGCGTAGCCTTCGGGAGTCAACTCGGTGGAGTAGGTGCCGACGACGACACCGCTCCACTGCGAGCCTTTGGTTTTGCGAACGAGGTCGCCGAGTTTGAATTTTGGATTGTTCATAGGTCTTTTTCGGTGAGCTTTTCTGCGGCGTAGAGGATTGCATCCACAGCAGCGACTCTCATATGAGTGTAGGAGTTGTCGAAGAGCCACTTTGATTCCACATTCGCCGCCCTCCGCATCCCCTCACGCATGGCGTCTAGTTGTATTGCTGCCACATGCTCAGACAGCGAGCGATATTGCTTGTAAGGATACGGCAGCACGCAGCCTATGCTGTGCATCTCAAGCGCCCACTCTTCTTTTGTCTTCATGCTGGTCACTTCGCCGAGATGATCGCCTCAAGGTCTTTCACAGTGCGAATCTTGCGGGCCTTCTTCCAAGACAGTGCCTTGGCTTCCATCGCATTTTTGCCGCAGTCGTTGTCGTAAAGAAACCATTCGAGCCACTCAAAGTCGTCGCCGACCTGGATGGCAACAAGCTTGGTGTAGCTTTCAAAAAGCTGCCAGAAACGCGCCTGCACATCTCCATCAGGGTTCTTGCCAAAAAGCATTTCAATGGAATTGCAGGTGGATTCAACCTTCTTGTATTCCAACAACCACTCCGTAAGAAGTGTGATGCGTTCAGATTTTGTGAGTGCGTTCATGCTGGTAGCAAGTATGTGACTAGGAGGTGGGGTTCGTCAAGGAGTTTTCTCTAACTAATTCCACTGTCAGGTCTATCTTCGAGCGATTCACGCAAAGAAAAAGTGGAAGTGAGAACTTCGAGTAGCGCCTTCCCTGTCTTCCCGTAACAACGCATCTAGTGCTCTTGTCAGAGTTCTTGCATTCAATGATAGCAATGGCTCGGCGCTTATCGAAGACGACCAAATCAAGCCTTGTTCGGGAGCGTTTCCCACCGTCGTCGCAAACTGCTCTAACTTCTCCGCGAACATCAAATCCGATCTCCTTGAGTCTGCGCCACAATTCCGCCTGAACATCAAACTCAGAATCCTGCTGTGGATAGGGAATGATGTTGAGCGGCAGGTCTTTTAGTTTGGTCTTCATTCGGCTGGTTCTTTTCCGGTCTTCTCTTCCCCGCTCTCTCCGGGTCTTCCCTTCCCCTCTGAATCTGTCTCAAGATTCGCAGCGGGTTGTTGAAGGGCAAAGCACGACCTTGTGAGTCGTGCGTTGCCTAGCCTTTGAACTGTCTCTGAGTTCTTGCGGGCGTCGCCCCATTAGGGGAGGCAGTCCTGACCAATGAACGGCAGGACCATCACTCAGACTCTCGATGCGGCTATTCGCACCCGCCATTTCGCGCTCTGAGTGTTCGCACTCACGCTAGTCCTGTCTGGCACTCCGGCTAGGACTTCAAACCTGCTTCGCCGCAATGGCCCTCACGGGCACCGCTTCCTGTGCAGGTCGTGTTCTGCTGGGCTTTTCCTCCTCCGCTCATCCCTTGGATGAATGACAGCAAAAGAAAAGCCCGCTCGTGTAGCGCCGAGCGGGCTTTTCTACCGTCACTAACAAAAATCTCTCTCAGTCGCTACACTGAATCGAACGAGGCGACTCTAGCTGAAGACGAAGCCGCGTCAACAAATTCTTTTGGCTGATGCTTCCGGCACCTCTCCTTCCAAGCCAACCCTTCAGCCTGTTCCCTTGAGCACCCTCCATCGAACTCGTGGATGGCGGCTCGTTCCTCTTGGATTTCGTGGCAGGTGGGGCAGTTCACGAAGCCCTCCTTGGCTCGCAGCGACCGTTCCTGACCACTACCCAATAGCAGTGGCAGTTCTTGGCGTGGTGAGCCGCCTTCCATCGGCCACTCTTGAGATTCCCGCCGCACGGGTCGCGCTTAATTATCAGGTCGCACGGCGTCAACCCGACCGCACGAACAGCAGTGTTGAAGTATTCCAGATTCCACTGGTAGCGGTGATTGTGGATGTAGTCTTTGATCTTGGCAAAGATTAGGCCATCGGGGCGCAGCACTCGCTTTGCCTCCGCCAAGAACGGCAGATGAAGCGCGGCTACGTTGTCGCCTCCGCAGGTTTGCTCCAGCCCGTAATCGGTGACGTATTGCTTCAAGCTAGATTGAGTGGCGGCTGCTGCTGGAAGGTGTGGTGGGTCGTAGCAGAGCACGTCAACTGTTCCATCGTGGTCGGGAAGTTTGTGCCATTCGCACACCGCATCAGGTAGCACTTCCGGGTTTATGTCGTAGCCCGTCACCATTGCTTCCCATCTCGTCCCCTTCCACATCTTGCGCCGATTGCAGCACACATCTACGATTCGCTTTGCAGTTGGAGCGTAGAAGTCGAGCATGTCGTCAAGAAGCTGCGGATCGCGACCCATTCGCACAGACTCTAATCTTCCTCGCTCCTCTTGGATTTCTTGGCAGGTGGGGCAGCTCACAGCACTTTCCTCCAGTGGGTGACTTCTGGAATCATCCTACGGCAGCACGGCGGGCACTTCGCAATGAAAGTGGTGCCATCGAACTTGAGCAGCTCCACCGTTCCAGATTGGCGGGTGAAAGGATTTGTGTGGGTGTTCTGCTCCCAGCCTTCAAGCGGTTCGCTGGGAGGAAATCCGTAAGTTGGCCTTGGCAGCGGCTCAGGTCGGAATCCTTGAAGGTATGGCTTCATAGCAGCACGGATACTGGCTGAGAGCTGGACCGATTGGCAAGGATAGCTTTCTTGGCCCGGAACAATTCCTCGTAGCACATCGCCTGAAGCGGGTAGGTGAGAGCATCCCATGCGTGCTTGAACTCGGAAGCGCGGTCAACGGGGGTGTTTTTGCCTTTCTTGATGGATTGCACCGACATGATGGTTTGTGGGCATTTCGTCTTGGAGAACTGGAGGCGGTCCTCGAAGAGCAACCTGCGGGTAATCTCGATGCGTTGTCGCACAGAGCCATCCCCTTTCTCAACGGCCACAAGGCGAATCCGCTTCTTCGACGCCAGAAAGACCTCCACATGCTGTCGTCGCTGGGAGATGGACTCCTTGTAGTCGAATGCGGAGCGGTCGGAGAAGTGCGTCCAGTGCAGGGAACGCCCGAGGTAGCTCTCCCAAAAGTCCATCTTCACCAGCACCGCCTCGGTGAAATCCTCAATGGAAGCGTCGGAGTGGAGCATCACCAGCTCGTCTATGACGGAAAAGTGCGGGACGTTGACGCCTTTGGCATTGGGCCAGTAGAAGCGCTCCATCATGGTGAACGCATGGTTCGATGTTCCCAAATCCCAGCCGGTGATCAACTCGAAGCAGTCGTCGGATGGGACGAGCATCTGCGGGTCGCGGTTGAGCGGTGTTTCGAGGTCGCCCTGAACGTGTGTTGCGGGGCGGAACACGTCGTAGAAGAGCCCATCACCAGCGGCGGCTGTCCACTTTCCGAGAAAGTAGCGGTCCCACAGTTCCGGCGAGTGGGCATACTTGGTCTTCAACTCCACCAAATCCTCTTCAGTAAGCGAGAGGTTGTCCTGCACGAAGACTTCAATCAGGCCGTAGTTCTTCTGCTTGCGGATCATGTCCTCCACTTTGATGGGCTTGTCGCCAATCATCTCGACC